ATAATTAATGATATATATATATTTTTAATTAATTAAATATATATATAATTAAGCACAATCAATTTGAATCCTTCTAAGAAAACCTATGAAAACCTATGAAAACCTATGAAAACCTATGAAAACCTATGAAAACCTTTTTAAAAAGTAATTAGTTTAATTTAATTTTTTTTTTAAATTTTTTTTCTTTTGTTATATTATAAAATGGGAGGAGGCTTAATGCAACTCGTCGCTTATGGCGCACAAGATGTCTATCTTGTCGGCAATCCGCAGATTACATTTTGGAAAGTAACCTATCGTCGTTACACTAACTTTGCGATGGAATCGATCGAGCAAACATTCAACGGACAGGCGGATTTTGGCCGTCGTGTCACTTGCACCATCTCGCGTAATGGTGATTTAGCATATCGCACCTATTTACAGATCACTCTACCTGAAATTAACCAGCAGATGAATCCGCTCGCGGCGGCTTCGACTCGTCTAGCGGCTGGTGCTGGCGATCAGCACAGAGGTGAGACTGGTGTCTTTGCCCGCTGGTTAGACTTCCCTGGCGAGCAAATCATCAACATTGTTGAAGTTGAAATTGGTGGTCAGCGCATTGATCGCCAGTATGGTGATTGGATGCATATCTGGAATCAGCTCACTCTTACCTCAGAGCAGCAAAAAGGATACTATAAGATGGTTGGCAACACCACTCAATTAACCTTCATTACTGATCCTTCGTTTGCCGCGGTTGACGGCCCTTGCTCCACCAGCGCTCCCACCCAAGTGTGTGCGCCTCGCAACGCGCTTCCAGAGACCACTCTTTATGTGCCTCTTCAATTTTGGTATTGCCGCAACCCCGGTCTTGCCCTTCCATTGATTGCTCTTCAGTATCACGAGATCAAGATTAATATTGATCTTCGCCCTGTGGATGAGTGTTTATGGGCGGTGACTTCGCTAAGCAATACTTCGTCCACCAGTTCGCTAAGAGTTTCTACCGCATATCAGATGTCCTTAGTTGCCGCGTCTTTATATGTGGATTATGTGTTTTTAGACACAGAAGAGCGTCGCAGAATGGCTCAAAGTGCTCACGAATATCTTATTGAGCAGCTCCAGTTCACTGGTGATGAGTCGGTTGGCTCGTCGTCCAACAAGATTAAATTAAATTTCAATCATCCTTGCAAAGAGTTAATTTGGGTCGTTCAGCCTGACGTAAACGTTGACTATTGTGCTTCCCTAATTTCGGGAACTCCTCTCTTCAGCGTGCTAGGCGCCCAGCCCTTTAACTACACTGACGCGATTGATGTTCTACCAAATGGCATTCACGCGTTTGCGGGCCCTGGTTCTGTAAGTGGCCAGAACGCCTTCATTAACACCAGTGGGCTCTTCCAAGATCCAGGCGCTACTGATGCGGTCACGTTCCCTGGTTGGGATTATCTAGCACCAAACTTCAATCATACCACAGGATTTGTGAATTCTACAACTCAAACCGAGTTGCTTGCTGCCACTGCTGCTTCTGAATATCAGTCTGCTGTGTCGGATGCTGGCACCTTTGTGCTCACTGAGACCTCGCTTGATATGCACTGCTGGGGCGAGAATCCAGTGGTCACTGCTAAATTACAGCTTAACGGCCAAGATAGATTCTCGGAGCGTGAAGGCACCTATTTTGACCTTGTACAGCCCTTCCAGCATCACACTCGTACACCCGACACAGGTATTAATGTTTACTCTTTTGCTCTTCGTCCTGAGGAGCATCAGCCCTCTGGCACATGCAATTTCTCGCGCATTGACAATGCCACTCTTCAGCTTGTGCTATCTAACGCGACAGTTGGCGGAACTAACACTGCCAAAGTTAGAGTGTATGCTACTAACTACAACGTGCTCCGTATTATGTCGGGTATGGGCGGTCTCGCATACTCCAATTAAGCATGGGCTTAACGCATGGGCTTAACGCATGGGCTTAACGCATGGGCTTAACGCATGGACAATAAAAACTAAAAACTAAAAACTAAAAAAAATTAACTTAAAGAAGTCTTTAAGTTAATTTAGTAGTAAAAAATGTTTATTCTTCGTAGGTAGTATTATAGATGGATTTAAATATAAATAATTATTCAATTGATGAATTATGTAAGTTATTTCATATTACAGATAACAAACTAGACATAGTAAAAATCGAAGATTATTTATCAAAAACAATTGAGCTAATCACAATTCAAGACGAGGATGGTTTGCCCGAAAAAAAAGAAAAAATTATTAAATTTTATAATACGGCGGCAGCAAAACTATTAAATGTTAATGTTAAACTTAAATCACAAAGCGCAAAAACGGAGTCAACGGAGTCCATTGATTCCATTAATTATTTTAAAGAAAATGAAAAACTTCTTAGTTTCATTGAAACTAGAACCACCATGAATTCTACTATTTTACCCGAGGACTTAGTTTACAATGAATTTAGTGAATTACAAAAAAAAAATAATGAACCCGCATTTGTGAAAGGATATGTAAGTACATACACCGAAGGAGTTGTAAATCCTTTAGAACGAGAACTAACTCGATCTGTATTATCAATCAATAGTAAGTTTAGAGACCATACAAGCAAAAGTAGTACTGATTTTATAATAGAATTAAGCGATCCTTATCATAATGTAGTGTCAATGACTTTAGCATCCATTGAATACATTAATAGTTATTATACGATTTCAGAATATTTACGAACAAATACGTTTTCCGTAACTTTTTTTCAATATCATAACACAATCACAACCAATGAGTTGGTACAAAATTCATTTACAGAAGTATTTACGATACCCGATGGTAATTATACTCTATCAGAACTGGTAACCATTATAAATAATGATTGTTTTAAAAATAATGAAACAAATATAGCAACCATTGCGTCAATTCAGTATTATAGAGTGATACAATTAGTGAAAGACAATGCGACAGGGAAAGTAAGATTTTTATTAAATGATTTTAGCGGAAATCAACCACCACAAAATTACAACTGGGGATTTCATATAGATTTTAGCGATAAAAAAATTCCTAATCGACCAGCCTTCTTGAATTTTGGTTGGATCTTAGGATATAAAAAATTATATTATAATTTTTTTAAAACAAATTCAAATGAGGTTTATTATAATCATACGAAAAAAATAAATTTAAACATAGGATATAACCCAGAATCCATTGCCAATACACTTGGAACGCGTTATTTTTTATTAGAAGTGGATGATTTTAACAAAAATCAAAGTAAATTATTTCGGTTTAATGCGGAATTAAAAAACAATACGTCAGAAGCATTCACTTATAGTGTATCAAATATTTTAGCATTAATCCCAAATAGAGGGAATTATTATGACAAAAGTTTTGAAGACGTTAATGAGAAACTATTAAAAACGAAATTGTATTTTGGTCCTGTAAAAATATCAAAATTAAAAATAAGACTTTTAGATGAAAATGGTGTTGTTGTAAACTTTAATAATACGGATTTAACGATCAATATTACATTTGAAACGATCAATAAACCGCATACAACATTAGCGACGTGAGCGGTTACGTTTCGCTTTTTTAAAGCCGTTGACTTTTTTTGAGGCACTCTTTTTAACGCGTCTTGTTTTTTTTTTATGTGTGGAACCCCCTTTTCTTGCTGACCTAGCTGACCTATTTGTAGTTGTGTTTAAATGCTGATTAAAAAATTTAATTAACTTATCATAGGTTCTCTCTTCTTTAAATGGTAAAATTAAATTTTTGTTATTGTTGTTATTAATAATTAAAATCGTTGGAAATCCATTGACTGCCTTTTTTATTTTAGGAGTAATATTGTCTAACATAGAAAAGACTTCATTTTCTAAATGAAGTATATTACTTGTAACATTCGTAGATAAGTCTTTATATACTTTACTTAATATTGGATGTAACATTTCACAATGACTACAATTAGGCATTGTAACAATAAGTGCTTTGGTGTCTGGTTCCTTTAATTTTTTTGTTAACGCAGTTTTAATATCCTCTGTTAAAGAATTTGCTTCTGAATTAGTAACGGGTTTAACTTTCATTCTATATATAATATAGTATATTATATAATATAATATTATATAATATAAATATATACTATAGAGTACTATGTTTGCGGATATACTTTATACGATCATTATAATAAGTATTATTTTTATTATTTATTTAATGGTAACCCATTATAATGAACAAATGGATTGCCCTGAGGTATTAGTTCAAAAAGGAAAATTTATTTACTTACTGAATAAAAATAATAAAATGATTCTTAAATTTAACAATTTAGACGAATATCATGACTATCATAAGAAGCAATTACTGAATAGCAAAAAATGTCCAGAATTATATTTACAGAAATCCTATTCCGTTCAAAACGAACCAGTGTATATTAACAGAAAGTCTCCCTTTGAAAAAGAAGGCGGCACCCCGTTAATTTCTGGATTAGATTTACAAACTGAAAATAATTATTCCTTATTAATTGATTCTACGCGAAATAATCCACCTTTTAACAATAATTTATTTCCTGGGTTTGACCCAATGAACCAATATGTAGGGCTTGAAACCCCATTAGACAAAATGTATGCTACAAATTCAAACGTACCCCCTATTGTAAGTACTACAAAATATGAAGGCGAATACTTTAATCAGACGAATCCGTGATTAAACATTTGTTCAATAATAAACTCTCTATCTTTTCTAATTCTTTTGCAGATTGTTTATTTAATAACGTCCACTTCGTAGTTGGCACATTCGTAGTTGGCACATTCGTAGTTGGCACATTCGTAGTTGGCACATTCGTAGTTGGCACATTCGTAGTTGGCACATTCGTAGTTGGCACATAATTATTAGTATACTGAATGGTATAGCCATTTTTATGATAAAATTGTCGACGCTTTAACCATTGTTTTTTAAATAAATCGTGTTTGTCAACAATGTCTATTACTAATGGATTCGTATGTTTTACTCTTAAAATTCTACCAACTGCTTGTTCAATTTCTGTTTTTGGTGTTGCAAAGAGGAGCGTTGTAAGTGTTTTAATATCTAAACCTTCCGAGGCCATGGAATAAGTCGCAACTAATATTTGTTTTGTTTCGCTTACCTTCAATTCTTTCTCTTTCATTCCTCCAATATAATATCCAACACTCGCAATCTTTCGATGGTCAATGGCTTCAAATAAATAAGTCAACAGACACTTATTGTGTGCTAAAATGATGATTTGTTGATTATTATTCGCGGCTAATTCACTTTTAATAACGTTTAAAATGAATTCACTTCGAATATTAAAATTACATAATTTACTAATCATCGTACTATATTTAGCATTTCCACGATGATCATATTCAATCGTATTAAATTCTTCATCCTTTACATTAAATTCAATCGCCTTAATTAAAACATTTGTATCAGTCTCTCGTTTTTCTTTATGAATAATATCGCCTATAAATAATTTAAATACTTTTGTTAAGCCATCTTTTCTAGTCATTGTAGCACTTAATCCTAAAGTATACATTGTTACTACTCGTTGTAATGCTCTTACAAAAACTTCTGCGGAGATATGATGAACTTCATCCACAATTGTTAGTCCAAAACTAGTAAATTGTGACTCATGATATTCTTTCATTGATAACGATTGTAACATACCAATAACAATGTCTTTCTCGTCAACATCTATAATCTGCCCTTGAATTCGTCCAACTCGCGCTTCTGGTAAAAATTGTTTTATTCTTTCAATCCATTGGTCAACTAAAAACCCTTTATGAACAATGATCAAGGTCTTTACTCCTAATTCGGCAATTATTTTTAACGCGACTACTGTTTTACCAAATCCAGTATACAAATCAAGCAATCCACCAAATCCACCAGAGTGAATCGTAGTCATATAGTTTTGCACAACGTGTTCTTGATCTTCTCGGAGAACCCCCGCAAAGTTTATAGTAATTTTATCATAGTTTAGAATTTTAATTTCTTTTGGCTTCCCAAAGTGCTGAATTCCAAAAACTCTCGGCACATAAAACTTTTGCGGAGATTCTTTATAGATAGGAAAGGATTCCGATTCTACTGGCGATTTAGGAATATAAGGTTTTGCCATTAATTCATCCCTTATAAATACGCATTCTTTAAGCGTTAAACTATCTTTATAAATAGAATATCCTTTTTGGCCTAAATACGTTTTATACATAGTATTCATCGTTCAAACAATTCTAAATAGTATCTAGCATGCTTCTAGATACGATTCAATTTTTATTACATTTTAGTGTTTTAATTTTTAGTTTTTAGTATTTAGTTTTTATAATTTTTATATTAATTAAAAATATAGATAGTTAATATATAATGTTTAAAACAATTGTTGGTTTGTTATTTCTGTTTATTATGTTGGCTTATGTTTTTTCTAGCAACTTTATTACATCAAAATCTCTTTTGAATGATTTAACAATGTATGATAAAAATATACAACTACAGCACCCTGTTCCAAAAGAACCAAAAGAAAAAACCCTTGAAGAAGAAATTGTTAGCAATATAGATAAAAAAGCAACCATTCACAGCGCATCCTCTTTTTTTCCTATTTTAGAGTCCGTATCAAACGCAGCACCCCTAGAATAAAGGATGGATTCTAGATTATGGATTGCTTGGTTTCAAACTGGTTAATTGACTATAGCCATAATCCGTTTTTTCAGTCACCACATCATTTGTATTAAATAACACCTCTCTCACCTCCTCAGGCGTCGCAAGTTCTCCTTGTTTTAATAGACCATTTTCATTCGTAATAATATCTTTTACATTGACTAGTTCTCCGTCTTTGTTAATGGTTTGGGTTAACACATTTCCACTTTCTTTTGCCTTTTTAATATTATCTTCAATCGCTTGTTTCCTTGCTTCTTTAATTCGTTTATCAAATTCCATTTTAGCCGCTTTCTCATTTTTCTGTTTTTCATTCATTAATTCATTTAATTCGTTTTCTAAATATTCAACCTTTCCTGTTTTATATGCTTCTGGATGCCATGGAACCCAAATTCCAACTGGCCCAACTAAAATATCATGATTTGGATCTAATTCTCTAAGAATCTTACACCGCATTTCAGCTTCTTCTTGTGATGGAAAACATCCTCGCACTTTTAGCCCACGTGTAGACGTCTGAAACTGATTCTCTTTATTAAATAGATCTTCTAATTTCTCCTCATTGTGATCTATATACGTTTTATATTCTGCATAGAGAGAAATATTAAAAATATTGTCTTTCTCAACTTTGGCAAACTCTTCCAAATCGGCTTGTAACGTTTCAAAGGGAACTTTATATTTAAAAGCAACAAAATTTAAGAATTGAGTAAATTTTTCAAGCGATTTACATAAATCATATTGCTTCACAAAGTGTTCAAAAAAAAATAATTCTTTTTGTTTTACAATTTTTTCTGGAGAGAGAAACGACAAACATACAAACTTTTGCCCCGCCAAAGGTTGATCTTCGTCTAATAAATCAATATAGTTAGCACCCTTTTGTTCTTCTTTAGTACGATTCATTATAATAGTAGTATATAATGATTAATATTTAAGTTAATATAATAGACTTGAGAGTTTAGAAGTTATATAGAAGAGAGTTTGTGTTTTTGTCAAGTTTTTTGAGTGAGGTAAACAAAATACATTTTTAGATCAGTTGATCAAGAGAAACAGAAGTTAGTAGAGGTAGTAGTGTCACAGAAGGGGAATCTCTTGTCAACTGAGAAGCTTGTTGGGGAGAGTTGAGGCTCAGCCGCCGAAGCCATAGAGAGTGCGGCCCTGTCTCTTGAGAGCGTAGACTACATCTAATGCAGTCACGGTCTTCCTCTTGGCATGCTCAGTGT